ATCTAATCAATCGCTTTATAGCGCAAGATACACTATACCATTTAAGAAATACGGAGAATAACAAATGGCACACATTTCGACACTTGGCGCAGGTATTTATACATACCTTGACCTTTTCAAAGGCACCATCCCTACTGGCACCGATACCGCTTCGGAAATCGCTGCTCTGTTCGTTGGTTCTGTTCCTGGCACGGCTGACGCAGATCACGTCCGTATGCCTTCTGTTCGCGAATTCCCTTCTGTAGGTACTCCTGCGAACATCGTTAACGTTCCTGTTTACGGCCAAGCAACCTCTTCGCAGGTGCAAGGTCAGTCGGACGCCCCGACTCTGGAAGTTACCGTTAACTACGTTGCTGCTGACATGCAAGCAATTCACGGTCTTGTTGGTCAACAGGTTGCGTTCCGCTTCATGATGGCTGCTGGCCCCGTTACTAAAGACGAAGGCGCAGACGTTACTCTGGCAGTTGAAAACACTGAATTCTACTTCATCGGTAAGATCGAAGCTATTCTGGTGAACCCTGCTCTGACAGACGCAACTACTGCAACCGTTACGTTGTCGGCTCAAACCGACTTCTTCGGTCCTGCGACTATCTAAGTTAGTTTTGGGGGAGATCTTTAGAGGTTTCCCCCTCATCCATAAAAAGAAGTATTACATGACAGATAAACCATTTAGTAAAAGCTTTGTTATGCGTACGACATTTCGTCATATGCGTCGAAGCGTAGACATTAGTATTCGAAAATCATTTGATCGTTTTCAAGACTTTGATGAGGGATCCCGTGAAGGAAAAGAATGTCTAGAAACACTCTCCGTTCTTCATACGGTTCGTAAAATCTTGGATGACTTCCAAGCTGCGAATCCGCACCTGTTCACTGAAAAAGATAAATTGCAATAAAGGAAAAGTATTATGAAACATCTAGTAGGTAAAGTTATTACAAAAGAAGTCTCGTTTATGGATGACAAAGTTGAAGTCCGCAAACTGTCGGTCTCGGAAGTTATGGCTATCCAAGACCTCGTAAAGAAAGCTGCATCGTCTAAGAAAGATGATTCTCAGCTTGGAGTATTGCGTGACGTCCTTCGTCGTGCTGTTATCGGTGCAGAAGAAATGACCGATCAAGAATTTGACTCGTTCCCGTTGGCAGAACTGAACAAGCTTTCTGAAGCTGTTCTTGGGTTCTCTGGTATGGGCGATGGTGGCTCTTCGGGAAACTAACCGATCAGGAAGAAGTAATCTTCGAAGTGGCTTATAACCTTGGCATTCCTGTTTATAAAATTGAGCAGGAAATGCCTTATACAGAACTACTAAAGTGGATTACTTACTTCCGCAGGAGACCTGTCGGATATCGAGAGGACAACCGCACTTACATGCTATTACGTGCGCAAGGTATCAAAGAATCTGCTGAAAATTTATTTCCAACAATTCGTGCTGTTCGAAATTACGAAGACTCTAAAATTGAAGCTGGCAAAGTTATGCCACAAGGTAAGTTCCTTGAAAAGATGCTTAGAGCAAAGAATGGCGATGGATCTGGTTGGGATTTGCTAACAGGAGGTCAGAATGGCAAAGCCGATAATCAGCCTTGAAGTTGTTAACTTCGACAAAGAGCTTGCTCGTATTAAACGAGAAGTGGCTGAAATTGGTGCAATGGAAACCCATGCACGTATTGATTATGCAACAGAACAACTACGTATTGTAACCCCTGTAGATACAGGTGAAGCAAGACGTGGGTGGTCTAATACAAAGACTAGAACTATCTTTGGAGAAGCCGCAGGTACTATCCGTAACCCTGTAGAGCACATCGAATATCTAAACAACGGATCAAGTCGGCAAGCACCTAAATACTTCATTGAAGCGGTGCTTCTTACTATTGGCGAACTAACGTAGCCCCTAACATCCTTGCCCTATGATGGCATCTCATTACATCGAGATACTGTTGTAGGGCAATTTTATTAAGGAGGAACACTATGAGTGGTGTAGAAATTAGAGTACGGTCTAATTCGCAACAGGCTCGACAGGATCTTGCAAGACTTGAGAAGTCCGTTGGTAATATCGATAAAACCGTAAACAATGTAACTAAATCTATAGGCCGTTTAGCTGTCGGTCTTGGTGCTGCTTTTTCAGCACAACTAGCTATTAGAAATATTAACAAGTATACAGATTCTCTTATCAATCTTGAAAACCGTATTGCCCTAGTTACAGGCCGTACGGAAGAGATGACACAAGTACTTGGTAAACTATATGAAATCTCTGCTCGTTCTAGAGGCTCTATTGATGGTGCTGCCGAGACGTTTAACCGTTTTGGTCGTTCGCTTCAAGGTACAGGGGCATCTACAGAACAATTACTTCAAGTAACAGAAGCCGTTCAAAAGAGTATTGCTATCTCTGGTTCTGGAGCTGAATCCGCTCGTGCAGCTATTTTCCAGTTGGGTCAAGGTTTGGCTTCTGGTCAGCTTCGCGGACAAGAACTTAACTCCGTGCTTGAACAGGCTCCTCGACTTGCTCAGGCTATTGCGGATTCTATGGGGCAACCTCTCGGTAAACTTCGCGAGTTGGCTGAAGAAGGCAAGATTACAACTGATGTTGTGTTCAAAGGTCTTCTAAAACAAGCGGAAGCAATCAATAAAGAATTTGCAGATCTTGAAGGCACTACGGCACAAGCCTTTGAAGTATTTGGTGATTCTGTTGGTCGTGTAACTGGTGAAATCAGTAAGACACTAGGTTTCTCTTATTTATTCACTGATCAACTAAATAGAATGAGCACTTATCTTCGTGATAACGTTGGTCAGCTAAATAGTATGGCTTTCATACTCAGAGGTGATATTATCACTGGCTTTAGAGACTTTTCTCTTATTGCGGGTGGTGTTGCTAATGTTCTTGGTGCTTACTTTGGTCGCATTGGTGATGCTATTTATCAGCTTATTCTGCCTATGCGTACTGTTAGTGACCAGCTTAAGGCAACGTTGCTATCTCCATTCTTAGAGGCTCGTCAAGAATATCTCAAAATTACAAACAAAATTGGCGATGACATGGCTGATTCTATGATGTCTGGTCTTCGTGGCAAAATCGGTAATGTTTTTAGAGCCGAAGGTCCAGAAGAAATTAGGGCAGCGCTAGATGATTTAGCTATGACGATTGACGGTTATGGTCGTCAATGGTTCAACTTTGGAAACCAAATTACGAACTTTATCAACCCTGCTTTTATTACTATTGAAAGGACTTTGGTTGGTTTGGGTATTCTAGATCAGCGATTGCTACGTTTCCGTAGTGGCTCTTTTGAAGATTTAAACTTTGTTATGGAATTAACAAATCTTATCATTAAAGATCTTGTTAAAAATATTAAAGCTCTAGAAGTTTGGAATGATCTGGTTCTAGGTGCTTATATTGCTGCTCAACAAATTAATCGAGTTATGGGCGCAATAAAATCTGAAATTTCTATAGCTGTAAATAAGATCCAAAAGACGCTTCAATCTATGTTTACAGGGGTTAAAGATATTGCTGAAAAGAACCTTGGTGCTGCATGGAAATCTGTTAAGGGGTATCTTGACTTAATTGAGCGTAAATTCTTCTGGCTTTACGACGAAGTTATTGCTAACTCTTGGTGGACTGACACTATGGAGCAAACTGCAGGTTTAGCACAATACTGGCTAGGTCGTGCTGAAGCCCGTGTACAAAGTTTTGGTAATACTATTAACTCTGTTTATAAAACAATTAGTAAAAGAGCAAGTGGCTTTAAAGAAGCACTTTCTAATTTGTTGCCCTCTGGTGGCGGTAGGAATATTCTTGAAATTGAGATTTCGACAAGTTCTATCAAAGAAACTGCAGTAACTCTTGTTAATACTGCTGTTAATTTTGGTCGTACTATTTCTAGTGGTGCTGCCAATATGGTATCAGACCTATACAAGAAAATCAAAGAAATTGCCCCTGGTATTGGGTCGTATATTGCGTTTGCTGTTACTACTGCAGTTGGTTCTGCTTTTGCACCCAAGCTTTTTGCTCCTCTGCTTAAACTTGAACTTATTGGTCTTGGTGCGATTATTGCAAATGAACTTGCAAGTAACTTTGGACCTGCATTTATTTCATCTGGGTTTTTAGAAGACCTTGGTACAGGTATTGGTCGAGCCGCAGGAAACTTTGCAGCTGCCATTATTGAGAACATTCCTATGATTGTTCAAGGTCTTGTACAAGTTGTAAAAGGCTTTGGGAAGGGTGTTGCAGAAGCTTTTGGTGGTATTCCTGGATTTCTTCTAAGAACAATTAACTCTATTCCTTTCTTTGGAGGGGATGGTCTTATCGTTGGTTTGATCTTTGGTACTGCAGGACTTTCTATCGTTAGCAAGAAATTCCGTGAACTTGCCTTTAATGTTATTCAACCTGCTCTTACTGGTATTATTAAGATGGCAGGTGTTGGCAGTGGTGCTAACTTGTTTGGTGCTGGTCAGGGTCTGGCTTCTCGAATTCTATTTGGTGGTACAGCAGACCCCAAGGCTGTTCTGACACGATTGACTTTCTTTACTGTCGGTGCAACAGCTTTGCTTTCGGGTATTCCTGACACATTGGGACAAGGTATTGCACAGCTTGGTTTTGCTTATTTGACTATGTTTGGTACTCGTGGACCAACTGCGATTATTCAAGATTTGCAGAAAGTTGCAAATGTAGGCGGTAGTGCATTTAGCACAATTATGGCAGGTGGTTGGGGTACTCAACTAGGTGCAACAGCTGCAAAAGCCTTTAATGGTATTAGGTCTATGATGACTATGACCAGCCGAGTAGGTGCTATTGAATCTGCTAAAATGTCAGCTTCTTATGTAGCTTCTTTTGCTCGTATTCGCGGCGCAGGTATTTCAAGTCTTGGCGCAGTTGTCAAGCGTTTTGGTAGAGTAGCACTTATTGCAGGTGCAGCACTTTATGCATTGACTGGAACTGCTGATGCAGCTTCAGAGGAAATGGGTGGTCTTGAAAGTACGATTTCAAAATACTCTGACGTAGGTATTATAGGTCTTTCTATCCTTGGGCCTATGCTTGGTGGACCTCTTATGAAGGCAGTTACTAAGGTTACAGGGTTTGTAGCTAAGTCTATCTCAGGACTTGTTTCAACCGCAGTAGCTACAGGTGCTCGCCTTGGTGGTGCTTTGTTTACAGGTATTATGGCAGGTGTAGGTAGCCTTGCAACCTCGATTGTTACAGCAATTACAGGTGCTTTTGCTGCAATATTCTCTATGGCGGGGGCTATTGTTGTTGGCGCAGTTGCAGCTATTGGTTTGCTTGGTGTATGGATCTTCGGCGAAGGTGATGGTTTCTTTGATAAACTAGGTAACGCTTATGACTCTGTTCGTAAATTCTTTGGCATGGCAGATCGTCGTACAAGAGACGCACGTAACGAACTCGAAGGTTTGTTTGATTTTGATCAGATTGGTGATATTAAGATTAACCTTGCTGCTGAACTTGCTAATGTTGATTTGTCTAGTATTTCTGACGATGATCTTGATCGTTTGATGCGAGTTAGCCGTGAAGCTAATCGTATCTTCGAAGAAGCTAATACAACACTTATGAATGAAGGTGAACTTAGTCGGGCTGAAACACGAAATGTTCAACGTGCAGTTTATGCTGTTCGTGATGAACTTCGTAGAGCACCAGCTGTTCCTGAAACAGAACGTGGACGTAATCTTGGAGATAGCCTTAAAACTATTCTAGGTGGTATCGAGTTTATTGGTGGCCGTACTAGTCAAAGTCTAAATCCGTTTGGTGATGTTCTAACTGAATCTGAACGTGCTGCCCTAACACGCGCTCAATCTCAGGCTGATGAAGGTCGTTTATCAGACGCTATTTCAACTATTCTCACTTCTGAGATGCGTCCAATGCTTGAAGAAAGTGACCAAGGTCGCGCACTTGTTGAATTGATGGGCCGATTGATGGGTGTATTGGATGCTGGTGCTTTGGATCGTATGAGCCAAGAAGAATTCGTTACTTTCTCAGAAAGCGTTTCTGACTTCTCTCGTCTAATTAACCAATTTGGACGTGGTGTAGGATTTAACGAAGTTGGTGCGGGTGTACAAGCTTTTGGTCGTGGCGGTATTGGCAATGATACAGGTCTTGCAGGTGAGCTAGCGGGTATTCTTCAGACAGTTGCTCGTGAAAATGCTCGTCAAATCTTGCTTGAACAGCGTCAAGCTAAGCTAACTAATGCAGAAGAAATTTTGACAAAAGTGGCAGATTTCGGTGTTGATATTGAACCTGAAGAACTTGCAAGACGATTTACAAATGCGCAGCTAGATGCCTTTATTGAAGCGGGTAATAATCTGATAACCAATATGGATATCTTTGATCAAGCTCCAGAAACACTGGCTGGTTACACACAAGAATATCTTGATCGTTTGAACCATAATGCAGAAATGTATGCTAACGTTCTGAATCATATTATTGAACAATCAGTTCCTCAAGAAACAACTGATGAAATTCAGAGCCGTCTTGAAGGATTGCAGTCTCAGTTAGATTCTGTAGGTATCTCTGGTTCTCTTGCATTTGATCCTATGGTTGCTTCTGTTGCGGCTCTTAGCGAAGAAGCTATTTACCTTGGTGGTGAATACGAAAGAATGCAAGGCAGAATTAAGAGTATTTCTCGTCTACAAAGACAACTTCTTGAAGACGAGTCTCTTAGTGCGCAACAACGCAGAGACATTACTGTAGAAATTGGTCGTCAACGCCAGTCTCTTGAAACTATGGTTGAGCTTAACAACCTTGCTTATCGTATTGAAGCAGACCGTGTTGGTTTGATTGAAGACGCTATGAGTTCGGTAGATAATGCAATGCCTCTGGAGCGTATTTTGGCTCTAGATGTTAGCACAATTAACAAGATTGTTGCTGCTTCTGCGGCTGTACAAACCTTGTCTCTACAACTTCAAAGTATTGGTGCCTCTGGTGCTAATGTCGATGTTGGTATTCGACGTGCGCTTGAAAGACGTTTGCAGGAAAGCCAAGAATATCTTAACAGTGTAATGGGCGGTTTTAGTGGCAACGATGATAAGAGTGGCAAAACAGAAACCTTCTTGGAGAAACTTTCTTCTGGTTTGTCTTCTGCAGGGTTTAGTGCGTCTATTCAAGAAATCGGTGCGCTTTCTCAACGTCAAATTGATCAGTTGACTATTGCTGTTGGACGTTACAACGATGCTCAAAAGGCATTGAATAACTCTGCACAGAGTGAGTCTGTTATTCGTGCTAATGCTCTTAGAACATTGGATGAGCAACGCGAGCGTATGGCAGAAATTCTTGCCAGCGGTACTATTCTGGGTATTCAGAAAGCACTAGAAGGTATGGGTTCTCAACTTGATATTGCATCTTTGGTTGGCCTTACACCTGAACGCTTCCAGTTTGCTGTTGAAAATAGTTTGCGTATTGCAGAACTTCGTAAGAAC